AACCCCGGCCACGTTTTCACGCTCCGGGGCTGGGGCCTAGTGGCCGATGTTGGGGGCGTACTCCTAGGTCAATTTTGCCTATTCTCCCCGCGCCTGGCGTACCGCTCAAAACGCAACACATTGTCAAAATAAATTCGCTTGTGGCCATTCTGGTGATAATGGACAACCCCACGGCTTGCGCGGGGCGCTGACCTTTTATCGGGTGTTCCGTCTGCCTTGGGCGGGACGTAAAATTTTATTTTTACGGTCCAGCCATGACGGCGAGGATGCGGGATTGTTTCTGTGTGATGGTAAATCATGTCTTTATCCCTTCGGTTAGGTGGTAGTTTGCACCCCAAAGCCCTGGCCAGGTGTGCGTCCAGGGCTGGGGCCTAGTGGCCGGCCAGGTCGGCTTGGCGTTCGTTGATTGATTTAGGCATCGTCTGGGAATTTCCTCTTTACCGCTTGAAGCGCTTTAATCAGGCGGTCCACCTCGGCCTTCGTCAATTTTGCCTGATCATCATACCACTCAACAAAAGCCGTCTGACTTTCATGATGGAACCCGACCATTCCAAGCTCCAGCGTAGTGCCTTTATTCCAGATCGTCGTATGATCCATTTCAAAGCCTTCTCTAAGAATGCCCATCTCGATTCTCCGTTGTGTTAAGGAGCGGGCACTGTATGCGATTATCTAGGACAAATCAACCCCATAATTTCATCCCAATTAAATGGCTCCTCAACTAAAAGATTTGGCGGGCAGTTTATCCCTTCCATTCTGGCGTCAATAGCTTTGGACGCATGGTAGACTCGGATTGTGTCTTTCTCTTTGCGGGTAGACCGTCTAACCAAAATCCAGGCGCTGCCGTTCTTATGGTTATCCATCCAAGTTATCTGATGGGGAGATAGCTCTATCGCTCTACCGCCAGTATGTTTTAGCTCCACAAAATGAAACAAGCCGTTCTCATCTTGTATGATGACATCAGGTATCCCCGGCGTCGCCCAGGTCTCCAGCCTCGTCATCAATAGTTTCCTCTGGCTCTTCGTCACCCCTTCCTTCATTAGCTTCCACAAGCCGCTTTCTCGCTTTGCTGCGGTTCGCGGTATTGTCCGGCTCTTCGGGAGTGATATCGATGGTGATGGGGGCATAGCTCTGCTTGATCTCCTCTAAGGCTTTTAACACTTCGTCTTTAGACATGGAATCGATGGACCCATGTCTGATCTCGGACTTGTTCACATATATGTCTCCTTGGGCCTGCCCACGTCGATACTCGGCCTGGACGGCGGCGGAGTAAGCACCGTTTTGCAATGCCATGTCACGAATTGTCTGGAGGTCGCGCAGATGCCTTTGATAGGTTACCCCAAATTTTACGTCTAGCTCCTCGCGGTACGCCCGGATAGCAGCTACTACGTGGGGGCTCTTATCGGGATTAGTAAGCTCATAAGCCCTACTGTGGGCGCTGCTAGCAGGGTAGCCTGCATTAATGGCCGCCTCCCGCAATGTTATCTGCCCGTCCTTGCTGACAAGTTCCTTTACGAAAAGCTCCTGCTTACGGGTTAGCTTAGTATTTGCGGTCAGCGGTTTCCGACCACGGGTCTCAACCCAATCAGGATCAGCGTCTTTTTTCTTTACAGCATGTTTGCCCATTTTCTTCACCGTTAATTTACATGAGGCCTACAAGTTTTCTGCCTTATATATAAGGGGGGTTCAACCAAATTTTTAAGAAATTTACGCTCTCAGATGGCATCCAATCACCTTGGGTGGAACAAATGGAACACTTTTTGGACTTAGTGGAACACGATTTTTGAACTCCAATAAGGGATACAGAGCTTTGTTCCATTTGTTCCACGTGTTCCACCCCAAAAATAATTTTTTTCAAAAAAAATAATTTCTCCCCTATATATATATAGCGATTTGCCTGGAACAGTTTAAGTGGACCGAGAGCCGTGGTTTATGGTTATTGGTCTAAGCGACCATCTCTCGCTCGGATAGCGGCATTAGGGTATTTAGGCTTCGACACATCTGTGTCTGGCATTTTGACGTTATCTGAGGTTAGTTCAAAGACTTCAGCGACACGTGCCCGTCGTTTCACTTTTGGGTGCTTGATAGAGACAATGCCCTCGGATGCGTCAAACGCATAACCCCACCAGTATGGAGAAAACTGGTGGGGTTATTCCTAAAAAGGATACGGTTACATCCTTGGCCGCTACTGAACTTAGGAGGCCCACGGCACTTCAGGAATGTTTCATGGCTTTCGCACCGTTAAGAGAAAGCGAGGCACGGCCCTTCATGTCAGGGGCGGTGAGGGCCTCAACTTAAAATGGTGGGTAGAGCTTGTCCTCCTCTATTTCGTCGGCCTGCTTCCGCAGGGCGTCGGCTCTAGCAAAATCTTTCGAGCGCCACTCTATTTCGTTAGCTTGGCGCAAGAGGTCCTTTCGTAGTTCCAGGCCCGTGGGCCACGTTTGTGGGTTCATGGGGTCCGCTTTTTGCCACTTGAGGACCGTGTCATAACCTTTTGTTATCATATCAAGCATCGTCGTCGCTCCAAACCGCAGATTTGTCGTTGGTCACGAGGTCTCCGAGGCACCTATCGGCTTTTAAGCTGGTAGCTTTGCCCGTTATCCTTTCGAGGCGGGTTATGGCCTTGTCCAAGTCAGCGGCAGTCTGCTTTAGAAAGTGTCCTATGGAGTAATCGACGGGGTCTTTTCCCGGTTCCGGTTGGTCAATGTCCAAGAGCCAGTCAGCACTTACATTAAGGGCCTTGGTCATCGGTTTGATGAAATTGCTGCCCGGCATTGACCTGTTGTTTATCCAACCGTTTATGGATGATTGTGCGACGCCCAATTTGCGTGCTAGCCGCGACTGGGTAGTTTGGGCGCAATACATTGCGACACGGAGCCGTTCTCCAAACGTGGAGTAACGACCAAGTGGCACTAAACCTCTTCGATGGAATTGTGGCGCTGAGATGGGTACATTATTTAGTTTCATTGGTCTCAGCCTCCTCGACAATTTTATCGGCGGCCTTGTACACGTAATCGCACCAATAGTCGGTAGCTTTCCAGCACCCGTCGTTGAAGAGACGCTCCATTTTAATCCAGGCTTCTTCCGTTTCTTGGATTGTACGAAGCCCAACGGTGTAAGTGTCGAGCAGTTCGCGGTTTACACCGCGCATGCAGTTGATGGCGTCAAAGATAATTTTTCGCTCATCGTTGTTTAGTCTAGCCATTTAAGTTCTCCTATGTGTAAGGGCCTATAACATCCCATATAGACCCTTACGACATAGGTGTCAATTATTTATTCTAACGTCTACAAGATCACTTTTTGCGGCCATGGTTTGGATGGAAGTTTTTCTCGCGCTCGGCTTTGCGGCGCACCCGCACGGCCTCGTCAAAGTCCTCGAAGTGTCCGAGGAGCGTGGTCACATAATTGGAGGTTATTTTGGTTCTCCATTTCCGGCGTGCCTTGCACCAACTGACGCCTGTCACACCAGAGATATTTGTTCTGTATCGAGCTTTGTTCTTGCTGTTAGCGCCTGCGGGAACGTCGCGAAGATTAGCGATACGATTATCGGAGCGATTGCCGTTGATGTGATCGATTAGGCCCGAGGGCCAAGATTCGTGAGCAAAGGCCCACACCACACGGTGGGCGTAGACGTAATATGTCTTCTTTTCCCAACGTAGGTAGGTAACGATGTAGCCTTCTTCATTGATGGTTAGGAAGGGTTTCCAAACTACCAGGGGCCCGTCCTTGCAGGCGCGGTACACCAACCCGGTTCGGGTGTCGCATCCAAATTTATCGAAGACTACCTCAACGGGGCAGGCCATGGTTTTCAGCGTAACCGTACTTTAGATTTGCCTTTTTTCTCGCTCGGATGGCGTCCTCCAGTTTTTTAAACTGCCCCAGGAAGATGCGCCGGTTGTTGTAGTGAATTTCGACGTGAAATGAGTTAGATCGTTTTATTTTATAGATGCCGTTGTAGCCGGAGGAATTGTTCTTGGATAGCTTCCGGTTCCGTCCGTTTTCAGCGTTGGTGACGACGCGGAGATTGACGATGCGGTTATCGGCTCGGTCACCGTTGATGTGGTCTATTTGGTCCGTGGGCCACGTTCCGTGGACGAGGGCCCACGCGAGGCGGTGCGCTCGGACGCGCTTTTTTCTGCCAAGGTAGTTTAGCTGGACGTAGACGTATCCGTTGTCCCCGGCGTTTAGTTTCCTAGACCCATACTGAGAAGCCCATGCCTTGCGGTACGTTTCAGACGAAAAGTGTTCAAGGGGGCGCTCTTTCTTCCAGCGAAAGACGCCTGTTTCGGGATCATAGTCAACCGAATCTTTTAAAAAGGATAATAAATCATCCATAGGGTGTCACTTAGCTCTTTAGACCTAAACCAACTATGTTACGATACGTTTGATTGTGAGGTTTTGTCCTTTAACGTGAGTGACAGCTTACGGTATCACATTATTTTTACAAGCTCACGTAACAATTTATGTATTGTGCCTTGGGTAAGCTCAGTCTCAATTACAAGGGCGTTGCCTTGGTGGACGGTGAGGACTCTCTTATCACCGGACCTCTCACCTGACCGCACAAAGGAGACGTACACCTCCTCTTTACATTCATTTTGCCGGGTTTTTCTGTCTTCAATCGGATCAATGCCCTCCGCCAGCAAAGAACGGCAACCAGCGGCTTTCTCTCGCGCATCCATGAGGCTCACGCCCTTTAATGAGCCCAGTCCCATTTCTCGCGATCGCCCATTCAGCATAAATTTATAGAGCCAGGATTTGGTGCCTGATTTAGATACCTGGAGATAAAGACCGCCGCCGTCGGCAAGCAGGCCAGGTTTTTTTACGGTTTCGACCGCTCTCGCAGAAAGTCTATTAATCCCCCGTGCCATAACGCCCCCAAATCTCATACGTGCATTTTTCTGCATGTGGCGTATCCCAAATGCCAACGGCCAAAGCCCTATCTGGTTTTCCGCCTTTACCTAAATAATCTTCCCTATAATCAAGATTTATCCACCTAGTCGGCATATGTCGTTTCCATTGGTTGCTGCCTTTTTTGCATGCCCACAATCTTTCGGGACAGACCAGCGCCATTCTCAAGACGCCAATGGAAAACGCATGATCAATAAAATCTCGGATGCAATAAAACGGGGGGTTGGTAATGAGATCCGTTGTTTGTGCGTAATCCCAATCAAAAAAGTCTTTGCCGGTGGTTATGTCGTGTCGGACCGTTTTGCATCCGTATTTTTGATCGAGTGCATCAGCAAATCGGCCATCCCCAGCGCACGGTTCCCAGGGAGTCACGTTTTCCCAACTCAGGTGTTCTATTACAATTTCAATTATTGAATGCGGGGTTGGATAGTAGTCGTTTGAGTTACGCATCACCGTTGCTCCCCAAAAGGGTTGCCGCCCTCTCTGGCTACCTTGCGATATCTATATGCCTTGGCGCGGGCCTCTGCGAGGGTAACCGTTTTTATACCTCCTAGACCCATGTCCCTTCTTCGGCCATGCACCATAATGCGAAGCACCCAGCGTTTAGCGCCAGATTGATCGACAACCAAATAAAGACAGTTTCCATCAGCATAACGTCCCGGAGACGATATCTTTTTTACCCGCATCGCATTCAGCGCATTGAAGGGATGTTTGCCTTTAGCCTTTTTCACTTTTCTGCTTTTTTGGAAACGATCTCAGGCATTTTAAGCTTCCAGATAATGTACGGGTCACCACATTCGCCCGTCTCAGGATCACACAACCGTCCGGGTATTGCCTTGGCAGTAGGGTCCAGGGGCTGCATACCCACATAATGCCACTTGGCACCTTGCTCCATCTCCTCAAGAGCCGTCTTAAAAAACTCTTTGGTGTCGTCAGACACGAGCATGGTGCCGAAGGATACAATAATAGCGAAGACTGTGTCCATTTTGTCTATCTCACTTATTAATTGTGTCGATTAAGTCACGAAATGTCTGGCTTAAACTATTAAGCGCCTTGTTAACGGCGCTGTCTTCATGCTTGTTATGGGCGGCTATGTTTAAGCCAATAACATTACCGCTATCATCAAAATCTACCTGCGCGAACAATGTACCAAAGTCAGTCGGCACTCGTTCGGTCAGGCAATGTCTTCTGCTCATCTATTCTCTCTCCATTACAACAATCTGAGATTGGTCTCTTACAAACGGGACATTGGTAGTGCCCGTGAACTAAATCAAAGCGCGTGCTATATTGCCCGCACCATGGACAATCTTGAGGTTCGATCATGCGCTTGTGCGCTCAATGCAATAAATCGCCCTAACGGTGACTTTTGTCATTTCAATAACCTCCTCCAAAAAGACCGTCGTTTACGACGTATCGGAGCGACGCCCCAACCAAGAAAGATCAACTCTCCCTTGATCGCTCTCAGGGATGGGTTTGATCTCACCCCACCCCCGACAGACCTCGCACTCAACCCTTTGCGTGCGAATTTCCATCCACCGATCAGGCGCATAGCCGCCGACAAAATATTCATCTTCGGTCCATCCGTTTCCGTTACACTCTGGACAGACTATCATACGCCGAGGATTCCTCGAAGAAGGCCTTCGATAAAAATCTGCACTAATAAATCACCCATCATTTTAATTCTCCTTTCAATTTAATTCTCCTTTCAATAAGAACTTATAATATCCCATATACACGTGTCAACAAAAACCCTCGCCATATCTTTGGCGAGGGTTTTGGCTTCAACAATGGAGAACCGAGTTTTGAACTCGACGTTGGAAACGTAGGAAATAATATCCCATACGTCAAGTCTTTAGTTCATCTTTAGACTTTTCCTCAGTTCATCTTTAGACTTTTCCTCTTCAATTTTTTTATTAGAGGCTTCCCACCTGTAGAAGATGTGGTTTTGGATTCGAACCACTTTGGTTTTGGTTTCTGCCCAGTCAGGATTTACATAAATAGCATGGTAGAAAGTAGAGCCTTCTGTTACGTCAAATACCATACCAGATGCAATCAAATACGCGACCAGTAGAGACTCTCGTGCGGACTGATTAGTGAAGTCAATTTCGTCGCTCTTACCGTCGCAGTAAAAACTAAATTGGCAGCGGTGTCGCACGGGCAAGTCGGGCCGTGTTTTATATGTTGGACCCTGGTATACGACTCCACATACGTCGTTCGGAAAACGCTCATCTGCTACACGGTTCATAATAACCGAAGCGACCGCCAACTTGCCAATAAAAGGCTCTCCCCGCGCTTCAAAAAAAATAGCTTGGGTCAAACACAGAAGAACCACAGAAACGGTCACTTCCCTTGGCCTTTATATTTCTTAAAACTACGGCGTTTCTGTTTGTTCAGGGGCCGAGTAGAAGAGCTATTGCCAATAGAAGTGCGTTTCCTTGGTTTAAGGGGTTTGTAATAAATAAGCCCTATTAAGCTATTTGATTTAGCCATGATCTACAGGTTCTAAATCAACCTCTGAAGCTTTTCCGGGATAAAGATTCCTAAAAGTCTCGCTCTCAGCGTGGATTAATCGAAGTTGACCGCTAATTGTGCGACCTTCCCGGACCGCTCGGTTCTTAATTTCTTTGTACGTTTGGACAGGAACCAGTACGCTTTTCCATTTGTTGGTATCCATCATAATCTCCAATTCAATAGATAAGCGAACATATAAGATATGTCGGGGCAGTGCAAGAAAAAATCCCTACGTCCTCAGTCGAGTTCGGACGTAGGGAAGTTTAAGCGGACAAAGACGCCAGGGAGGTGAGAAGTCTAGGCCGCGGTTCCCCAACTCTTGCCAATCTCGACACTACAAGCGTTGGGTACTTCAAGAGGTATGCTGTTTTCCATTATTCTCGCAACAGAATCCGCCTGCTCCTTGTCTTTAACAGAGATAGCGAGTTCGTCGTGTATCTGAATTAACGGGACTATACCATTTTCGTACACGTTTACCATAGCCTGTTTTGTCATGTCGGCGGCGGACGCCTGAATAAGACGGTTAAGAGCTTTGTAGGTGTATGCCCGCTTGAGACGCGCCGTTGGACCATATTCAAGAACCGCCTCTTGATACGGCAACGCCTTGTTCATTTCAAAGGTATCAGGCTCCCATAGGTCAAACCGACACTTGCGGCCCTTTAATGACCGGATAGCCCCTTTGCTGGCTTTGTCGTTAAGTCTGTCCGTTACGCCCCGCATCAGCATTTTTACAAAAGGCACCCGCTCATGGTATTGGTTGATTAACGTCTTGGCATCGTCAATCGGGATGTCCAACTGCTCAGATAACTTGTTGACCCCCATGCCGTACATCATTCCAAGATTTATTGTCTTGGCCTGTTTACGACTGATCTGGGCCATGTCGGCGACCATTGTGTGGAAGTCCATGTCGGGGTTATTGTTATAACCGTCCACAAACTCCTCGACGCCTCGAAGCGGGACGTTTCTTGACCGCCCAAAAACAGAAGCGTAGTGGACCAAGATCCGTGGTTCTTGTTGCGAGAAGTCAATGGACGCCCACTCCTCACCTTCTTCCGGCAGAAACAAAGACCGGATCATAGGACCTAACTCAGGATCGCGGGCCGGGATTTGCTGTAGGTTAGGATTGCTCATGGAGATACGTCCCGACACGGTGCCCCCGTCATCAGAGCGTATTTGATTAATGTGCCCGTGAATGCGTCCGTCGTCGCCCACATGCTTGAGTATAGTTGCGACAAACGTGCCCTGTATTTTATTCAAGGACCGTGCTTCGACCACAAGCTTTGCGAGTTCATGCTCGTGGTCCGTCAAGAAGCCCTTGGTAAAAGACGGTGCGCCTTTCTCTGTCTTTGGGTAGGGGATTGATAGCTCGTCAAAAGCGCTCGCAAGGCTTTGGGCCGCCCATATCTCCACGGGCCTTCCAACAAGCTTTTTTATTTCACGGTTGACTGACGCCTCCCTCTTCATCAGCGCCTCTTTTGTGCGCTCTGCGGCATCCAGATCGACGCGCACCCCACGCCATGTCATATCAACGAGGCACGGTAGCAGATTGAGTTCAAGGTCCACGATGTCATGTAGACCTTCTTTGCCTATCTCTACTTTAAAATAGTTCCAAAGTTCCAAGGCCAGTTCGGCGTCAACCTCGGCGTATTTCCCCACGTACATAGACGGCATTTTCCACATTTCTGCCTTCGGGTCTAAGCCAAACGCCCGTGCCGATTCAATCAACTCTTTCTCAGACTTAACCTTGTTCAAATAGTCATAGGCCACGCTGTTTAGAGAGAAGGACCGTCTATTTTCATCCAACAGACTAGCGACGACCATCGTGTCGATGATCCTGCCCTTGACCTCAATGCCATGGGCTCTAAGCCAACCCACGTCATACTGAGCGTTGTGAAATATCTTTTCGGCGGGGCACTCGCAGACTTTCTTCATCCACCGCTCTACAAGTCTGCGGTCAAGATTGCCGCCGCCCAGATGGTTGACGGGGAAGTAGCCAGACCAGCCGTCTATGGCTACGGCATAACCCACCACTTCCCCGTCCTTACGCGCCCAACCCGGTCCCAGTGATTTAAGGTTAGGGTCACGTGTCTCAAGATCAATTGCGATTTGCTTTGCATCAAAGATATCCGGCAGGTCCACAGGAGGAACCCACTCAGTCTTCAAGTTACCCGTCAAATCTAAAGCCATTTGTAATGTCATGCTTACACCTACTCTACGAGATAAGACTCCTTAACTGATTGCGGAGACATTAAAAAAAGTTGCTGTTTGGTTCGTGTGACGCCCACGTAAAATGTGCGGTGGAGATCGTTGTCTCCCTCCTGGCTAGCATTGGACTCCCTGACGCTAGCATAGCTTATGTCGGTATAAAGAACGACATTATCCGCCTCGCCGCCTTTCGCACCGTGTATCGTAGATAATGTGATGCGGGGCCTTTCGCTAATGTTCTCGCCACGGTTTTCAACGGCGCGAAGATATACCCTGTGAGCCTCTGGCATTTTTGTCAGGACCGTGTGCCACGGTTCGGTATGGTCGGCTAACAACCCCACGTTCATAACTAAGTCTTCGTAGGTCACGAGGTCATCGTCTTCAACTTGGGCAGCGGCCTTGAAGCCACGCGCTAATCCGTTGCCTACGTGCAGGTAACTGTAAATTGCGCGGACCTCCTTGCCGTCTATGTCCTTGTCGGCTTGCAGTTTTTTCCAAGCTGCTATCGCCATTAATACTTTTTCTGGTACTGATTTACGGTTTTTCATCTCATAGAACAAGCCCGCCGTCCTTATTTCTTCCTCTGCATCGTCAAGCATGTAGGCGCACTGGGCTAGAACGAGCCACGTTCCTTCTTCAAGATCGTCAATAATTGAGCGTATGGAGTGTACATAATGCACCTCCCCGTATCGCTCTTGCGGTGTGTAAGTTTTTGGGTAGCGGTCAGATATGCGAGACGCGATAGTTTCCGCTAACGCATGAACGGCGACAGGGACTCTCCAGCTTTTAGAAAGCGTCTCAGATGCCCCTGGAAGCTCCAGAAAAGAGTCCACGTCTGCGCCTGCCCACCTAAAGATAGCTTGGTCATCATCTCCTGCCACAATCACCCGGTCAGATTTATCGGCTATAGCCTGTACCACACGCCATTGCAGCCGCGATAAGTCCTGGGCCTCGTCCACAAATACGGTGTGAAAGGACGGGCATAGCTGGTCTGCTTGCTCTAAAAAGACAGTCAACATGTCTGTAAAATCAAAAGAACGAGTGCTTTTGCGGTAGTCCTCGTAGCACTTTGAAAGGTAAAGTATCTGAGGCCAAGGGTATTTGTAGGCCTCTTCCCAACTGTCATAAGCTTGCCGTATTGTGATCTGTTTTAAGCGGGCCATGGTAATTAAACCAAGCACTGTCTTAACATCAGGCAAGGCGGTGGAGATATTTTCCACCATTTCAGGGTCTTTTTGATCCCAACCAAAATCGAAGTCGGTTTGGTCAGACAACTCTCTCCAATTTTCCTTCGACATAAGCTGGTCAAAGTTGATGCCTGAGTGTCGAAAACAAAAACTGTGCAGGGTTCTGAAATGGACAAGGTCCTCATGGTCAAGCCCGAAGCGGGTGACAGCGCGGTCTCTGGCTTCATTCGCTGCCTTTCGAGTGAAGGCAAAGAAGCCTATCTTATTGGGCTGCACACCCTGCATGATTAAGTCATCAATTTCGTTCAAAAGGCGGGTGGTCTTACCTGTGCCGGGCGGACCAAATATGCGGAAATATTTCGACTCAGAAAGGGACATCATCAAACTCCTTTTGCTCAAAGGGTGTGCCCACGTCCACCTTTCCAGACACAAAGGCAGGTATTTTGTAGACGTTAACCGTTGAGTCTTGGATGCGGAGTTTTGAGTGAACGCCTCCTATTTCTCTCAATCTTTGTGCGACCTTCTGGCGCTTATATTCAAAGAACTTGTTACGTTGCAGGTAGGATTCCAAGTCTCTTAGTCGAAAGTAACTTGTAGCGGTCTCGTCTTCGGTCCAGGGCTTGCCCAGCAAAATCTCTTCTTTGCTGTTGGCTTGTTGGAAATGAACACAAAAGTCACGAAGATATTCATAAAAGATACCCTTGGTGCTTTCTTCTTCGGCTACAGGTATGACTGCGGCGGCATTATCTCGAAGTTCTGACAACAGCGCTGCAATTCTTGTCTCCCAAGCCTGCTTTGTAGAGGTAGGCGGTAAGAAATTCAATTGCTCCATACAAGCTTTCTGGAAAGAGGGCTGCGACATAAGCGCCTCTGTATCAAGTTCAATAGGTGTGCCGTTCACATCTAAGAACCAAATAGGTGGGTGACTGTCGTACTTCCTCAAGTTTGCCATTGCAGCAGAAGCGGTGCCGCCAATCCCAAACTTTCTCATCAGGCAAGTGGGCCTGTCACAATACGAGTTGATAGGCGCGTCGTTACATTTGTAAGCGTAGTCTTTTTTCTTTAACTGGTTTACCACTACACCTATTTCGGTCAGCCCCAGCGGTGGGTCCACGTAGGCCATGTTCCACTGCATAAGTTCCGTTTCCCAGGAGTCCGGGTAGACCTTCTGTAGGTATACGCCTATGTTAAATAGACCGTTATTGCGGCCACCCTCAGATATCTTCTTAGGCAATAAGACCTGTAGACATGGAGGACCGTCCACCAAGAAGTCTTGCTTTTCGACAACGCTCAAAGCTTCAACCTGCTCGGGCGTCTGCACCCTCTTCTTATAAAGCGCCAAAAATTCTTCGAGCGTCGCAGCACTGCCGTCGTCGTTGAAAGCGTGACGCAGGCTGTCCTCGTGGCTAAAATATGGCAGGTTGATGGCAGACCCCACGTCCCCACGGTCTACGCTAATTTGTTCCTGCTTTGGGAAAATCTCAGCATCCCCAAGGCCCATGCCCGCTGCAATCTTGCGAAGAGCCTCTCTCATCTTAGCCGCTGGCATCCACTCTTTACTGAATAGATAACAGTGAGCGCCTCCGCTTTTCGAGCGGTCTACAATGAGGGGCAACTTCTTTTCGAGCAAGAAGTCGATTATCTTTTTGTGATCTAAGGGGTATTGGTCAATGTCAATACACCCAAACTTAACCTGGGACTCTTCATTTAAAAGAAAAATACCCAACGATGACTTACCTGACAGATGCGCTTCATAGTGGTCTAAGGTCAGCGCCTCGCGTCTCGTCTGATATGTTCCTTCATTCTTACCTGCGCCGTTCTTACCCGCTGCCGTCATCGTGATATACGCTGACGAAAGCCCTTGGAAAGCCGCCGCGAAATCTTTCACGTGGTCCATAATCTTTCCTTAAAGGGAAGGGGGCGACTTGCGCCGCCCCCAATGAGTTAAAACGGTGCGTCTGTTGAGTTGTCGCCTGCGTTAGATTCGTTTTCGTGCTTAACGACAACTTCACCCGACATGATTGAATCGTGGAAATCTTTTGCACGAGAGTACAATTGAGCGTTGTCAATCATGCTGTCCCTGGAGATTTCCCAACCATGCCACGAGCCCTTGGAGTTTTCTTCCGCGCTCGTTTTAAGGTGATAAAGGTGCGAGAACCGTGGTGGAGTAAACGTGTTCCCGTTTGCCCCGGTTACTTGCACGGAAGCCACCATGGAGTTCCACTTCCGGCTCTTCTTTAACTGCGTAGATTTCATCGCAATCAAAGCAGTTTCGGAGCTACCATCTTCATTAACCACCATCACAAAATGCTGGTGGGTCTCTTCAATGTAGTTGCCATCGCCACCTACAACGTAGTCCTTATTGTCTTCTTTAGACCGCTCAGTCTCGGGACGTTTTTCTGTTTGAGTATAGACGTTAATAGGTGCGCCAGAACCAGACCCCCGAGGGGCCCATTCGATAAAACGCTTCTGGTAAGCGCACGGCACAACTTTTATACCGTCTTTGCCTTTGTACACTTGACCAGTGACAGTATTGTAAATGTCACCTTTACGTGCGTCGATATCAGGGTCATCCAATAGAGGATCGAGGCCGCTCAAGATTTTGAGAAAAGGAAGCGCGAGGTCGTCCTGCGTCAAATTTTCGAGGCCTGCGAAAGAGTCACCCTCGAACATTGTTAGGAGATCACCGGTATTTCCAATTTCTGTTTTACTTTTTTTAGCTACTGCATTTGCCATGATTATTTTCCTCCTTTAATCGTGGCTCGTTGTCCAACCCATGCACCAAACAAGTCCGTGGGAAAATCATCACCCGCCTCAACACGTTCTTTCACAAAGGCCCGCATGGTTGAGGGGTGTACTTCTGTCTTAGCTTCCGCCGTGTAGCCTTGCGCTTCAGCCATTTCGTAAAACTCCTTCGCTTTGGAGTCCTCCTCCTGACCAAAAGAACAAAACACGGTGTTCTTGATTATGTCGCCATAACCATTCTTTCGCAGCCAATCGTAAACCTTCTCACGGTTTTCTTTAAGCGGCGACGCTGAATAGGTTTGTTTGACAGTAATCTTTGAGCCGTCATCCAGAGTAAACTCGGACATACCCAATTCAGCGAAGAGCGCGGGCATGACTTCGTCAGTCAGGCGACGGTGTTCCGCTTCCTTCTCTTTTAAATCAATTTGAGCCGCCTCAATCGCTTGAGCCGCCAATCTGATTTGCTTTGCTGTTTCGGAGACGCTGGCAAGACCTTTTTGCCCTACCCGTTCAACTCCGCTTGTTACGGAGTCTTCAAACTCTTTTTCAAGAGTATCAAGAAGATTAAATTTTTCTTCCATAGTTCACCTTTCATGGTTCGTGGTTAGAGTCCCGATAGGGACTTGACTTTTCGCTTATACGCTCATATTTTCGCATAGTCAACAAGGAATTTTATTGTGGAATATACCTTCAAGACAGAGCCATTTAACCATCAGCTTACCGCTCTTTCGGACTCGTGGTCCGAGGAGTATCACGCGCTATTCATGGAGATGGGCACGGGTAAGTCAAAAGTTATCGTGGACACGATTGGCAAACTTTACGGTGAGGGAAAGATCAAGGCGGCGTTAATCGTAGCACCCAAAGGGGTCTACGACAATTGGGTCAAGAAAGAGATCCCCCAACATTTGCCAGATTACATTGACCGTAAGGTCGTGCGGTGGACGCCAGCTAAGACGAAGAAGTTTGAAGAAGAACTCCATGAATTAATTTTAAGCCCCTTCGATGGAATTAAGGTATTTGTAATGAACATCGAAGCGTTTTCTTCAGGGCGTGGGGCGCAAGCGGCATATGTCTTTTTGGAGCGCAACCCCGACAACATCATGGTTGTCGATGAGTCCACTACTATTAAGAACCGCAAGGCGCTCCGTACAAAAAATATCGTGCAAGCCCGTGACATTGCAAAGTATCGCCGCATCCTGACAGGGTCTCCTATCACAAAGAGCCCCATGGACCTTTTCTCGCAGTGCAACTTTTTGAGCCCGAAGGCGTTGCACTCGAAAAGCTACTTTGCTTTTCAAAACCGCTACGCTCAAGTACAGCGTCGCACAATGGGGCACAGGTCTTTTCAAGAGATTGTCGGTTACAGAAGACTGGATGAGCTTGGCGAAAAGCTGGACCAGTTCTCTTCGCGGGTCTTGAAGTCTGAATGCTTGGACTTACCCAATAAACTCTACATTCGTCGGAACGTGGAGCTAACCAAAGAGCAAAGGCGCTTGTACGACCAGATGCGGCAGCTTGCCCTGTCTGTATTGAGCGACGGGTCTATGAGTACGACGCAAAGCGTCCTGACCCAGCTTATGCGGTTGCAGCAAATATGCTGTGGGTTTGCCCAGCCTGACGACGCGCCCTTACAAGAAGTTGAAAGCAACCGGGTCAAAGAGCTATTGGAAGTGCTAGAAGAGGTGCAAGGCAAGGCTATCATCTGGGCGACGTTTACGCACAGTATCCGAGAGATTACGCAGGCCATAGCCGAGGTCCACGGTCCGAGTTCCGTGGCATCCTACTATGGGGAGACGCCGCAAGACGAACGGCAAGCAACCGTCGAACGGTTCCAAGACCCTGATGACCCGCTTCGTTTCTTTGTGGGACAGCCCAGGACAGGCGGCTACGGCATCACGCTTACTGCCGCGACAACCGTCATATATTTTTCTAACAGCTATGACTTAGAGATACGGTTGCAGTCAGAGGACCGCGCTCACCGGATTGGACAAGACAAACCTGTCACATACATCGACTTGGTGTCGCCTAAGACAATTGATGAGAAAATACTGGACGCTCTTTACGACAAGAACATACTGGCGGGAACGGTGTTGGGTGAAGAGGTCAAGGGCTGGTTATCGAATTAGACCCTTCTCGTATCCCGCTTTTTTCGTATAAGTTAAAACGTCATGCCGTGGCTCGTCTGATATAGAGCAATGCACCCACCCCGAGTGGGGGTCACCCTTTGTATAGCACTCTAGTATAAGTTGGTCGAAGTTGAGGTTGGCCTCAATCCACGTGGCGAGATTGTAGTTGTCAACGCCCGGAACTTCAAAGTCGGCGGCTTGGCCCTTCGCATGCTGCGATTTAGCGCTGCTACCAATTAATACACACAAGGCCTCAGAGCGGTAACCAGACGAGGGTGAGAACGGAACTCCGTAGTGTTCCCGTACAGGCTCTAATATCTCTTTGCACAGAAGGGTCAGGTATTCGATGGATTCTTTGTCAGCGGAGTTGTCAAGGTTGTTACGCGCTGCGATATCGCTTTTTTCTAACTCGGCAAGGGAGAAATGATCTGATAGCTGCATAATCAACGTCTACCGTAGAAGTTACCTATACCGCCCTGCGGTACAACCGGACCCCCGGATGCTTTGCCGGTTACTTGTCTCTCTAGGGCGTCAAACAGTGGGGTGTCTACCTCAAGCTGCCCGTCTTTAAGTCCAACGGTCGCTAAGTCGGGCACCCCAGCCGCTTTTCCAACTACACCTATAGCGGCGGCGGGTACGGCACCAACACCTGTCAGGGACGCAATAGCCCCAAGAGTAGAAAGACCTATTGAGGGGTTTTCGTTAAACTCTCTAATTGCGTCATTCAAACTATCTCCAGGCATCGCGACGCCGTCCCGCACGTTTTGAGTAATCCCGGCTGCGTCTACAAACGTGGGCAAGCCAGCTTCAACGGCAGCCTGTGCGGCCCTCATGTTAGCATACTCTTGGTCCGTGCCTCTTAATCCCGTAAGACCTCCAAAAAAGCTCATTGCTTCTTCTGCTGTAGAGTAGCCGCCTTCTTTGGCCGCTTCTGCGGTATAAGCTTCTGGTCCTTGGGGTTCATCGTATACCCCACTTTCACTGCCATCGCCGCCACCGTCTCCGCCTAGAACCCAACGGTATTTGTTTTCGTAATAATCTACACCAAGCTGGTCGTAGATGTTGACGAGGCCGTCAGACCACGGCTGTTTATGAAACAAGTCGGAGGTGTGCATTTTTCTTTTTCCGTTTTTCTATTTGAAACAAAACGCCCGAGGTCCAGCGCTTATGCCCGCCCTTTGCGGGGCGGCGGAACCACGCGCCATCCTTCGGATAAGTGTCAATGTAATATTCGGTCAGTTCCTTTTGTACTTGACGCGCAATAGTACGGGCATTGTTGTACGGCGCAATAAAATCTATGACCCAAAGCGTTCCGTCCCCCGGTCCGTTTTGCCAGTCTTCTGGTTGAAGTTTACGACTGCCGTCCATGTAACCTTTCTCCGCCTC